TACGATTTGGACTGAGATTGCACCTGATAGTCAACCTGAATTTAAAGAAGAAGTTAAAGCTAAAGTAGAGGAAGCTCAAGCTAAATCTAAAGGTAGTTTAAAATTATTAAAATTAGCAAGTGATAATGTTACAGTTTCTGAGATTAAAAATAAAATCAGAAAGATGAATTCTGATGGAACTAAAAAAGTTGATTTATTAGTAATAGATTATGTAGATTGTATTTCAACTGATAAATCAGCTAATGGTGAAGAATGGAAAGGTGAAGGTTCTATTATGAGAAGTTTAGAATCAATGACAGGAGAATTTGAAATGGCAATATGGACGGCAACACAAGGTAACCGTGAATCAATTTCAAGTGAAGTAGTAACTGGAGATCAAATGGGTGGGTCAATTAAGAAAGCACAAATTGCACACGTTATATTATCTATTGGTAAAACATTAGAACAAAAAGATCATAACTTAGCAACTCTTACATTATTAAAATCTCGTATTGGTCGAGATGGTGTTGTATTCCAAAACTGTAAATTCAATAACGAGTTTCTTCTTATTGATACAGAGTCTCAAAATACATTATTGGGACACGAAGAACAAAAAGTTCAGATAAATGCTAATAGAGCGGCGGAAGCATTTAAAAGGAGACAACAAGTGGCTGGAAAGTAATTAATAAAACAAACATAAAAGAAAAAAGAACAAATGCAGAAAGGTAAAAAATTTCTGAGTGACTTAAAGTTACACTCAGACTATTTCAAATGGAAGGAAGATGAAAAAAGATATGAAACGTGGGAAGACGCGTGTGAGAACATAATTGACGGACACAGAAAAAAATATGTGGATTATGCTGAGGCAATTGAACCATATTTACAATCTGCCGTTGAGAGTATGAAAGATCAAGCTGTATTAGCTTCACAAAGAAACTTACAATACAGACACGAACAAATTATGAAACATAACACGAGAATGTTTAACTGTACATCAGGACACATTGCACGTAATAGAGTATTCCAAGAGATTTTTTACTTGGCATTATCTGGTTGTGGATTCGGTGGAGGATTATTAACTCCTTTTGTAAATAATTTAAGTAGAATTCAAAAAAGAACTTTAGGGACTAAAACTTTTTATATTGAAGATTCAATTGAAGGTTGGGCAAACGCATTGGGTGTATTGTTATCATCTTACTTTGTTGACGAACAACCATTCCCTGAATATGCAGGTTATGAAGTTAAATTAGATTATTCTTTAATTCGTGAGAAAGGTTCATTCATCAGCGGTGGTTTTAAAGCACCTGGTCCTGATGGTTTAAAACAATCTTTAGAAAAAATAGAATCGTTAATTGAAAAGTGGTTAACTAATGAAGGAGAAAAAATTCGTCCTATCTTAGCGTTTGATATTATTTGTCACTCAGCGGATGCAGTATTGTCGGGTGGTGTTAGACGTTCAGCGTTGAATATGATCGTTGATCCTAATGATGATGAGATGATCCACGCTAAGACAGGTAATTGGAGAATAGAAAACCCACAAAGAGGTCGTAGTAATAACTCAGTTATTTTATTGAGAAGTGAAGTTGTTAAAGAACAATTCAATTACTTGGTACAATTAAATGACGGAGCAAATGATATTGGTTTTGTTTTTGCGAACAGTTGGTTTGATATGTTTAATCCATGTTTTGAGATTATGAAAATCCCTGTATTAGATACAATTGATTTTGGTAAAATCAAATATGATGAAGTTGAACAATATGTTAAAGACAACAAATCTAAGTTCGGTATTCAAGGTTGTAATTTAACCGAGATCAATGCTGAGAAGGCAACAACAAAAGAAAAGTTTTTAAAGGCATGTAAAGATGCTTCTTTCTTAGGAACATTACAAGCGGGTTATACTAATTTTCCTTATTTAGGTGAAACAAGTAAAGCAATCTTTGAAAGAGAAGCTTTGTTAGGTGTTAGTATTACAGGTTGGATGAATAATCCTAAATTATTTAATGCTGAATTATTAGAAGAAGGAGCACAAGCCGTAAAAGATGCTAATAAAGAATTGGCAGCGGTAATTGGAATTAACCAAGCGGCAAGAACTACTTGTGTAAAACCTTCAGGTAATGCGTCAGTTGTATTAGGAACTGCATCAGGTATTCACCCTGAACACTCTGAAAAGTATTTCCGTATCATGCAGTTAAATAAAGAAAGTAACACTGCAAAATGGTTAGAAGAAAATATGGCTTTCTTATTAGAAGAAAGTGTATGGTCTTCAACTAAATCAGATTATGTTGTATTCGTTCCTGTTGAAAATCCAAAAGTTGGTTTATTCAAAAAAGATATGAAAGGTATTAAACACCTTGAGTTAATTAAGTTGGTTCAACAACATTGGGTAAATGCTGGAACTAATCCTGAGTTATGTGCTTATATGCCGGTAAATCATAATACATCTTGTACAGTTATTATTGACGATAAAGATGCAATTGTTGATTATATTTGGGAACAAAGAGATTTATTTACTGCGGTTAGTTTCATGTCAGACTACGGAGATAAAGATTTCAATCAAGCGCCATTTACGTCAGTATTAAATCTTGACGAATTAGTTGAGGTATATGGTAAAGGTTCGGTATTAGCATCTGGTTTGATTATTGATGGTTTACATTATTTTAATCAAAACTTATGGTTAGCAACAGATACTTTATTAGACGATTCAATACAAATTACAGGAACAAGAGAACAAGTCTTATTAAAGAAATATTGGATCTCAAGAGCGAAGAAATTTGCGAAGAATTACTTTAAAGGTGATTTGAAGAAGATGGTTTATTGTTTAAAAGACGTTCATTTATTCTATAAGTGGGAGACTATTACTCGTCAATTCAAAGAAGTAAACTTCGGTGAAATTTTAGATAAACCACAATACAAGAGTATTTCCGATTATGCGGCACAATCTTGTAGTGGAGCACAATGTGATGTGACAAGTATCTAATGAAATTAGAGGAAGGAGTAGATTATTACATAGATGAGAAGTCGGGGCTTATGGTTCTGACTTCTCTTTTTTTACAGAAGAGAGGACATTGTTGTTCCAATGGATGCGCAAATTGTCCTTATGACCCCCCACATATTATAAAAGGGAACTCAAAAATAAAAGAGGATACATAACCATTTTAGGTTTATCTATATTTATTGAATATGGCAGTAACGTACGGTATTGATTATCCATTTAGAGATAGTCCTAAAGGAGATTATCTTAATATGACTGAAATCCCTGAAAAGGAGATTAGAGCCAATCTTATACACCTTATTTTAACAAGAAAAGGTAGTAGATATTACTTACCTGATTTTGGAACAAGAATATATCAATATATTTTTGATCAAAATGACGCAATTACATATAATTTAATTGAAGAAGAAATCAGAGAAGGAGTTAAAAAATTCATACCAAACTTAGATATTACAAATATATCTATAACATCCGCCGAAGATGATCCAAATCGACAAAGAAGTATTGCACAAGATGAAGATGAAAGATTATTTAGGGTTTCTGATGAATCGACAAAACCATATACGGCGGTAGTTAAAATAGAATATACAGTTAATAACGGGTCATTTTCAACTTCCGACTTTATAATTTTAAACATATAAGATGAGTAAACAGATATCATACGCAACAAGAGATTTTCAGGGATTAAGAAATGAATTAGTAACATTAACTAAAAATTACTATCCTGATTTAGTTAAAAATTTTAACGACGCATCGATTTATTCGGTGTTATTAGATATTAATGCCGCGGTTGCGGATAACTTACACTTTCACATTGATAGAGTTTGGCAGGAAACTATGTTGGATTTTGCACAACAAAGACAATCATTATATCATATTGCAAAAACATATGGTATTAGATTACCAGGAGTTAGACCATCAGTTGCATTATGTGATTTTTCAATTACTGTGGATGTTAGAGGAGATAAAGAAGATGTTAGATATTTGGGTATATTAAAGAGTGGTGCTCAAGTTTCAGGAGGAGGTCAAGTTTTTGAAACAATTGATGATATTGATTTTTCTGTTCCATTTAATAAAAAAGGAGAACCTAATAGATTAAAGATACCAAATTTTGATGTAAATAATAGATTAATATCTTATACAATTACAAAAAGAGAACCTGTTGTAAATGGTATAACAAAAATTTATAGAAGAGTTATAAACCAAGCGGATCAAAAACCTTTCTTAAAATTATACTTACCCGAACAAAACGTATTAGGAGTAACATCTGTTATTCATAAGGACGGTACAACTTTTACAAGTAATCCAACATCAAATGAATTTTCTAATACCTCAAACAAATGGTATGAGGTTAAATCATTAATTCAAGATAAAGTATTTGTGCCAGACCCAACGTCTGTATCGGATACAAATAATTTTACCGCAGGAACGTTTTTACCTGTTAATAATAAATTCATAACAGAATATACACCTGAAGGTTATTTTTCATTAACATTTGGTTCGGGTACAGTTAATCCATTAGACAATTTGGACAACTATATGACAGGACAATTGAAAGTTAATTTGGCGAGTTATTTAAATAATCTATCATTAGGAACTACACCAAAAATTAATACAACATTATTTGTACAATATCGTGTGGGTGGTGGTAAAGATAGTAACTTAGGGGTGAATGTAATTACAAACGTAGATGATGTTGAATTTATAGTTTCAGGACCTGTGCCAGCAAAGAATACTGGTGTGGTACAATCACTTAGAGTTAATAACATAACACCTGCAGTAGGTGGTGCGGACCAACCAACAATCGAAGAAATTCGTAATATGGTTTCATATAACTTTGCAGCACAAAATAGGGCGGTTACATTAAATGATTATAAATCATTAATTGAAACGATGCCATCAACATACGGAGCACCAGCTAAGGTTAATGTTATGGAGGAAGATAATAAGATTAGAATTAAATTATTATCATATGACGACCAAGGTAATTTAACTGATACTGTTTCTTATACACTAAAATCGAACATTTTAACCTATCTTACGGAATATAAAATGATTAATGACTATTTGGATATTGTAAGTGGTGAAGTCATCGATATGGGGTTAGAAATTGATTTAAACATAGATAAAAACGCAAATCAGACGGATATCATACAAACGGTAATTCAGGATACAATTGAACATTTTGCAATAGAAAAACGTAAAATGGGTGATCCTTTGTTTATCGGTGCTTTAAACAAAATCGTAGGTAGCGTATCAGGTGTGATAAATGTAATTGAGACAAGAGTTTACAGTAAAATAGGAGGTGAGTATTCATCTGCGGAGCCATCACAAACAACAGATCAAAACACTAGATTGATAAATCAATCCGATAATATGATCTTTATGAAGTCAAATCAAATCTTCCAAATTAGATTCCCAAATAAAGATATTAAAGTTAGGGTTAAAACATTAGGAACGGCTACATTTTAAAATGTTTTTTCGTTATAATATATAGAAAATCACATAGTTTCTATTTATTATAAGAATGATACAAAAGCATAGAATTTCAACCAATATTGGGGTTGACCAAAAAATCACAGTTGAGTTAAAACAAGATTTTGACGTTTTAGAGATTTTATCTTTAAAATTTAGTCAAAAAGAGATTTACACTTCGATGTGCTCTGATTACGGAGTTGTCTGTGGTAGAGTTACTGCAAACAATGGTTTTGGACTCGGTAATGTAAGAGTATCAATATTTGTACCATTAACAATAGAAGATGAAGAGGATCCTGTAATTTCTACTCTTTACCCATATAAGGAAGTTACTGACAGAGACGAAAATAATTATCGTTATAACTTATTACCATCAAGACAACAACATAGTGGACATGCAAAAACGGGGACGTTTCCCGATCAAACTAATATTTTAGAGAGAGAAGAAGTTTTAGAGGTATATGAGAAATATTACAAATACACAGTTAAAACAAATAGTGCGGGTGATTTTATGATTTGGGGTGTACCTATTGGTGCACAAACAATACATATGGATGCTGACTTATCTGATGTCGGTTGTTTCTCTTTAAGACCGTATGATTTTATTAGACAAGGAATAAATGTCGATGGATTTAAAAACAAATTCTCATTTAAAGAATCTGAAGATTTAGACTCTTTACCACAAATTGTTAGTATAAATAAAATCATCCAAGTTTATCCTTTTTGGGGAAATGAATCTTTATGTGAGATTGGTATTACAAGAACAGATTTTGACTTAACAGAAAACGGAGTTAATATTCAACCTAAAGCATATGTAATTGGTGGTATTTTTACTGACAGTAGTAAAAATGCAATTAATAAAGCTTGTACCCCAAGAAGAAAAATGGGAAGAAAATGTGATTTAGTTGCTAAGTCAGGTAAGATTGAAGCTATTAGATTCACACCTCAAAAAGATGATAACAATTACCCACGTTTAGAAGTTGTTAATATAAATGAGGATATACCCGATGACGGTGGATTTGTATTACCGGTTGTTATGAACATGGATTATGTAATTACAAATGAATTTGGTGAGAATGAAATAACTAATGATATTAATAGAGGTATTCCAACATCAGGATGTTATAGATTTAGAATTAACATGAATGATAATGATTTAACGAGAGTTAGATTTAATGCTGATTATTTGTTACCAAACATAAGAGAGTATCAATTAACCGAAACGTTAGGTGGATTTTCTTATGATGTTCCAAATGATAAATCATATGCGTTTTCAACAAGTCTAAGTGATTATCCATCTGAGGCTTTACCATTAATTTTAAATAATGATGGAGGTGAGTATTATCCACAAGATTATTTTTATAGATTTACATATAATAAAGTCTATACAGTATCGTCATTTCAACAGAGATATAACGGCACAAATTTAATTGGACAAGTCGGTTTCGCTAATATAAATGACACAATTCCAAGTGAAGAAGAAGATTGTGGAGATAAACTAACACCACCATCAAATTTTGGTATAAAGAATTATACATTTCCATTATTAATTGCCGATTTTTTATTAGTATTGGATTTTGTTATTAAATTTTTAACATTACAATTTTTAAATTTTACAGTTTTTATTTTAGGATTTATAGTCGAAGCGTTAATTTCTGTTGCGGCAAAAAGGAATAGACCTCTAAGATCAAGACTTACAGAATTTGTTATTAATAATCAAACAAAATTAAGTTTAATTAATTATCCTGAATGCGTCGAATGTTCAGATGAAAGTTCCACTATTGGAGGTGGAAATGGTTCTGGCATATCTTATAGTGGAAATAGTAGTTGTGGTTATTATGATACATTATATGATGATAATTTGGTGACAGGGTATTTTGTTACGAATACTAGTAATACGAGTGAATTTAAAGGTTGCGGTTATAATGCTACACTTTTACCAGAAAATATAGGAAGAAAATATGTTCAAACTAATGCACAATTAAAAACAGAATTAAGTGCAGGTAATATATTAATCTCCACCGCAATTTATGGGGGAGCAATAAATGTGCCAGAATCATATTATCCATATAATTCAGGTAATCCATTCGTAACAGGTGTTCAAGATTTTGCTTGTGAAAGTTATAATTATAATGGAGGATACGCAACCCCAAGTGCAAGAAGTGAATTCGCAAACGGAGTTTTTTATATTGTTCCAGGTACTCAAACTCCAGCAAGATTAACAGGTATATTGAGAGAATACTATAGAAGAAAACGAGTGGGTAAAATGTTTTGTGGTGGTGTCGTTAATTATGGTTTTATTGATAATTGGTTATCTGGATCACTATATTTTTTACAATTTAAAGCTAAAGGAGTTACTAGAGCTATAAGTAGTAATAATGAAAAATTAATAAGATATTGTAGGACATTGGTAAGATTCGTAGGTAACGGAATTAATAAATTTTATTATAGGTCAGCTAAATTTAAAAATGGTAATTTTATACCTAATGAATTAAATCACCCTACGACATTTGTAGATTTAGGACCAAGAGATGAATTTATTAAAGAAATATGTATTGATAAAAGATTAGATCCAAATTGTTCTGTATCAAGAAGTATTGGACCTACCTCATATCAAGACATTGGAGATTTACTTGGATTAGCAATTAATTATAGAATGGATGTCGGAGGAGCTCTCGGAAATTTAGATATGTTTTTTACCAACAAAGGATTTCAAAATAAAATAGGTCTAAGACAAATTTTAGATGGAGATATTCTACAATTATTATCTATTAATAATGAAGCCGGTATAGAAGGATTTGATTTAGAAAATTCAAAATATCTTGCATATCAATTCAATAAGTTAGATCCTGAGATTTATCCTGAAGTTTTTAAAACCGTAAACTCTCAATATGGACCATTACCGGTTACTTTCGATCTAAAAGAAGATGGTGAAAGAATTAGAGCGTGTTTAAATGAACCAGGAAGATTGGGTTGGGATTCTGATACTTATGGATCTTCACAAAAAGTACCGTTTTATTTGTGGGATAAGGGAGGTGAAGGATTTGGCCCATATAATGAATATAAAGATAGTCAATCTTGGGATTATGGTTCCGTTGAATTACAACCTTTACAAGGAATGACATATGCTTATAATATTAATGGAGCACCAAATGATTCGTCAGACAAATATTTGTTATTACCAATGACTTATACTTTTAGTGGTTTAACAATAAATGGAGATGGTACAGATCAAATTGATTTTGATATTGTTGATCTTGATGAAAATCCTTTTGATAGTAGTGAGGACTATGGTTTAGAATATCCTGGTTTTACTTATTTACACGTAACAGGATTTACAAATCAATTATTATCTGGTGGGTCGGGACAATATACTAAGGCACCAACAGGAGGAACATTATATACAAGAGTTGGTCCAGTATCGGGTAACTCAACATACCAAGGTATTACAATAACAAATGGTTGGCACTCACAATTTTGGAGTAGTTCAATTGATTATATCATAAGACCAACAATTGATTATTACAGTGGAAATAGACAAATCCTTTCGACACCATTTCATTTTTATTTTGGACTAATGGCGGGTAAAACGGGAATGGATAAGTTTGTAGATTTATTTGGTCCTAAAGGGGCATTTAATTTACTTGAATGTGAAAACCAAGTTCCTTAATAAAAACTAAAAAATGAAAAAGAAACAAATTTTATTACCGAGTAAAAGATATTTTAAGGCAGATGAACAGGATCTTAATCTTAATGTTAAATTAGATAATGATGAGACATTGATGAGAGAAGGTGATAGAAATATAATGTTAAATCTAACCGAATTATTTGATGATGAAAGAAACCAAAGTTTTAATTATAAAATATATGGTAAATTAAAAATGGTTTTTAGAAACATGTATAATGGTTTTACTGATTATATTCCACTATTAAGAAACCTTTATTTATGTGGTGACGGAACGGGAAATGATTTAGGATTTGTACCATATAATGAATTTGCATTTTTAAGAAATGATGTTTTACGAGAAAGGACAACCCCTTCATATGGATCTACATTAGGAACAACAAATGTAATACCAAAAATTGATTTATTTGACGGAACACCATTTGGAAGATACACCGGTCATACCATCACAACATCAATCGACGCTCCTTATAAAAATTGGAATTTATATTTAAGTTATGTGAACGGACAAGATAGTGGATTCACTATGAACTATACTTTATCAGATGAAACTAATTTTAACTTTGTTGCTGGTAACGGAATACCATTTAGAGTAGACAGTACAACAGATCCAAATTATTATATATTAACATCACCAGTTGAACACGGAATATCACAAGGGGAATATATTATTCTATCGGGAGGTACATATACTTCTCATAATTGGGTTTCAGGAGTTACCTATAGTAAAGATAATATTATACATTATTCTGATAAAATATATACATCAAAAATAAATAGTAATGTAAATAACATACCACCACTAACAGGAAATACAAATTGGAAATTAGTTACTAATTGGAATTCAACTGAAACTTATGATGTTAATAATTTAGTTTTTTATTCGGGAGCAACTTATAAATCTTTAGTAAATTCTAATTTAAATAATATACCACCGATTACGGGATCAACAAGTTTCTGGCAACAAACATCTAATAGACAATATTATACAATACCAATTACTTCCGACACCGAAAAATATAGAATTTACTATATCGATAGTGTTGGTAATCAAACTTATAATTCAGAAAATTATGTAATCAACATATTAAAAAATGAATTTTCGTCGGGAACAATATTAAGCTCAGTTGTGTTAGGTAAAAGATGTTTAGATATTAAAAATATTTCAGGAACAACGTCACAATATTATGTTCATAAACATAAAACATTAACAGGAGATCAACAATATATTATGGATAAAGTTGGTTTTGAATCATCAATTTTTGAAGACGAAAGAAAAATATTATTCGAAAATCCATTACAAGAAAATGATATATTAGTAGAAAGAAATCGACAAGAATCTGTATTATTTGATTTTAAAGAAACATTCTCATTAACCGGAATAACCAATAATTTGGGTTACACACCAACAGAAGTTTATGTAAGTATAATTTTTAAAAACGGTAACGGATTATTTGATTACCCACCAAAAGTAGGATTTAAATTTAATTTTCATGATAATTGGTTGGATAATCAATTTAGTGGAACAACATCGGTTGAAAAGGTAATGACAGGATTAACACAAACGTTCAGTGGTAAAACAAATACAATATTAGGTAGTACCTACAATTATACGGGTGTAACATTTACTGGCGGAACAACTATACCGGTAGGAACCACAGGTCTTACAGGTGCCTTCGTTGAATACAATAGAAAAGAATTAAAAGAAAGAATTATTAGTGAGGCGTTTCATAAATTTTCACACAAAACAATTTTTTCTGGAACAACAGTAGGTGGAAGTAATAGATTATTTTATCACTCACAAGATCAAGATAGTTTTTATCAAGGAGCAACACCATCAAATACAGTCGGGTATTATTACCAACCACACTACAGAGTTAAATTAAGAGAACTATCTCCATATATCGAAAGTTCAAAAACAAACGATTTAATCAATTTACCCGAAAATGCAATTTACGATAATGATGATAAATTATGGAAATGGAGAGATTTATATGATCATGGATTTGTGGATCAAGATGGTAATGGAACAAGATTTCCATATATGAATAATACACACTATGTTGTAAATGATATTAATTTTTATTTAAGAAATGAAAAATCATATAAAAATAAAAATGATCTATTTGGTGGATTTAATAATTATAAAAATAAAACTAACTGTTAATGGAAATTTTAAAAAATAGTAACAATTTAAATATTGTAGTTAATAGTGAACAAAGTTTTAGAACCGATTTGGGTTGGCAGGATAATCTTGCCGATTTTGAAGATGAAGTTTTAAAAGATATTATTAATCCATCTAAAAATTATGAAACAGTTAGATACATTCATAAACCATATATTGTAACGGGAAACACTTACCCACCTAATTTTACACAAACTGACATATGGTTTCAATTTTATTTTGCAACAAGTGGAGACACACCAAATTATGTTTTAGATTATAATCCTGTTGGTATATCAACACAAGAAAATCAATTGATGACAAAACAATCAACTGAAAGTTTCTTTAGATTAGAGTTTTATAAAACACCCGGTAGTATAACAAATTATGTTTTAACATGTGAGCCACCGACAAGACAAAATAGAAGATTAATAAATTCTAAAAATTTAGCATTACCCTTAGGTGAAAAATATTTTCATACAGGTAGTAACTATGGGTATAATATATTTGTACCTGTTTTTACAGGTTCAAATTATCGAAACAAAGAAAATATGTATTTGTTTTGGTTTGATAATGAGAGTGTTTTAACAGATACTAATTTAAGTGGAACTACAACATTAGATATGTATAGTTTTACCGCAACAACGGAACAAACTATTTTATTTACAAATGAAAATAACGATATAACACAAGTAAACATACCAATAACTACAGGTACTACAGGTACCACATTAATTGGTTGGACGGGACAAACATTTCAATATCCAAATTTAACATATGAAATTATAAAAAACCCAAATGATAATAAATCACCATTTTATCACGGAATGAATACGTTTTTCATGACAGCAAAATTTTTCAATGCGGATAGAGGTGAGATATTAGATTTTATAAATTCAGGTCAAACAACAAGTTATAATATAACGGAAGAAAAAGATATGTATTATCAAATTGATTTTGATCACTATGAAAGAACATATCAAATATATAGATATACGGGGACAACAAAATTAGATAGAATAGGTACAGGTTATACAACGACTGATAGTATAACATTCTACGAAAAAGGAGGAGGAGTATTATTACCGGTATCAACCCCAACTCCGACACCTATTGGTGGAGTTACGGCGACACCTAGACCAACGTCAACACCTTTCCCAACTTCAACACCTACACCAGTGGCTACGGTAATTCCTACAATAACCCCAACACCTACAGAAAGTCCTTGTGTAACGTCAGTAAGTTTTGAAGTTGATTTTGGTGGAACTGTTAGATATTTTAATTGTGAGGGTAGTGAAGTTACGGAGACATTTGGTATTGGACCACAAGTAATTAATGATTGTATTCAAAATAATTCATTATCAGGAGTAATCGCGTCAATTTCATCTGTGTTTTATGGTGAAACGTCATGTCTTCCATCAACCGCAACACCAACACCAACATCAACTCCTTTACCACCAACGGCGACACCAACTCCTTTACCACCAACTGCAACACCAACTCCTTTACCACCAACTCCAACACCATTCCAAACTACATTTAGTGGTTATGTGAGTTTAGTTAATGGTCCATCAGCTTGTAGTGGTGGTGAATATGAGGCGGTGACTGTTACAGTTCAAGGTACTTCATTATGTAACCTAACTAAAGTATTAGGTTTATCTTCTTCAATATATGGTAACGTATATGGTGATATGACTAATAACACTACATTTTGGGTTTCTGATGGTACTGATGAAAGAGAATTTATGAGAGATGGTTCGGCACAAACAGGAACAGCTCAAACAGCATGTACCTCTTGTTCAGGTGTGCCAACTGCAACTCCAACCGCAACGCCAACAGCAACTCCTGGCGGTTCAACACCAACGCCTACTCCAACAGCAACTACAATACCTTTAACAACATATACAGGTTGTGGTAGAGGAAATACATTTAGTGGAGTTTGTAATGACGCATCAAATAATAGAACATTCTATTCTGATTGTGGACCATTTGATTTTACAACAGGATGCTTTGTATATGTTGATACATTCCCTAATGCTTTGATAGGATACGAATATGTTCAAATTAATGGAGAAACGTGGGATATTAATAATAGTACAGGACAAATAACAGGATTATCATCAGAACAGTGCTAAAATGAAAAAAAACGAATATACAATATTAAAAAGACAGATACCTGATGTTAATTTACATTCAGAAACTGGTACTTTTTGGTTTGATACAGAAATAAACGATTGGAAATCTTGGTATAGTGCGTCAGTCCCAATAGATGGTATGGTACCGTCTTCAAATGAGACAGGTAGTTTACATTTGGTACGTGACATAAAATGGTATCCTGATATTACATACACAGGAAGCGTTGTTTTATTTTATAGTGGTAAAACGTATCAATCATTAACAGGTAGTAATTTAAATAACATACCATCTGGTAGTGTATATTGGAAAGAGGTTGAACAAGTTGCAATTAACAATACAAAGGGGAAATATTATAAATGGGATGGAGATAATTGGAATTTATACACGGGATTTACGGGTTATGAATATGAGATACCAATTTATTTAGAATCGGATGTGGATGAAATGGGTGTTATGGTTTCATTCGATGGAAATATGGAACAAGTAGAACAATTAGTTAATTTTACATATAGAATATCAGGATCACATGTTACGATTTATAGTACTGTAAATCCTGATAAATTAAGAAAAATTGTTGATCAAGATTTTACAATAGATTGGGGAGTTAAACAAAATATAACAGGATCACTATCAATTACAGGTTCATTAGATTCAAATGGAGGAGTTTTATATTCAAATTTTCCAACCGCGTCATTTAATTATACACCATATACATCGTCATATACAGGTTCATATAAAGAAACATATTCGGGATCAAATATAAGTAGTTTTGATATATCAATTTTTTTAAACTCTCCATGGTCAAATCAAAAAATAACTAAAAACATAACCATTTTTAATACAGGTTCTATTACTGATAATGTTAATGTATTAGGGACATTTAGCGGGTTTACAATACCATATACACAAATAACAGGATCTTTAAATTATTTAAATGATTATGAATATTCTAACACAGGATATACTGCAACACCCACAAAGACATTTAAATTTATGGCAATAGGTCAAAGCAGAATTGGTGAATTTAAGAGATATGGTGAAACCACACCTTATGGTGTTGATTCAGGATCATTATCTGATGGAACAAAGTATACAGGATATACGGTAGATGATTTATATTATATGGATAGAGAAGATGGATTTACACAAATAACGGGAAGTGTTCCAAATTATAGGTTTGGACCAACTAGTGGTTATACATATGAAATATCGGGAAACACAATAAATACTGTACCATATTTAACAACAAGTGGTAATACAACAGAATTTGCTACCGAGTATGTTATAAATCATATGTTAACAAGAAACGAACATTTCTTAGGTTTTATCGATGACCCAACAGTATATTCTGACATTTTTGTGGAAAGAGGACGTCAAGGTGTCATGGAGGTTAATCTAAGATTGGGTGAAATTGACAACATGAGTGAGTTAGATGTTTATGGAAATGGATTTTTTAAAGTTAAAAAACAATAAGATTTATATTTATAATAAAAGAATATGGCAGTAGGATCATATGGAATAGTTAGACCGGCGGATGTATCACCCGATGATGTAGAAATACTTTATCATTATGCACCCAATCGGATCTCAACAACTCCAACAGTATTAAAGAAATTAACCCCAAATCAGGTATTAACACCTATTTTACATAATGGAAATACCGGTGGAGAAAGTGGTGTGGAAATCTTAGGAGGTTTATATAATCTTAAATTAAATGCAACAGATTTTCCTGATTTAGGAATATACACACTTCATATCAGACCAAAACAAATTAGAACAACAATTATGGATTGTGGTGTTTTAGCATCATTACCATCAGTAAGAGGACTAATCTTGGATTTATCAAATGTTAAGTCTGAAGATAGAAATAAATTTACACCACAAGGTTTAGTTGGTTATAGGATTGAATATATAAATTCTAATAACAAACAAAAAACACCAAATTTCTATAAAATTGTTACGTCTTCTTTTTATTGTACTCCTGTTACGGCGAATCTAAATAGTTCAACACAAAAGTCAGTAAGATATCAATATAGTGAAGGTGCAACAAACTTTATGTTTTTAACAATTACACCATCGTCTGCACCGTCAAACAAACCAAATACCGTTCCATTTATTGGTAGTCCAGGTCAAATGGTTATTTTATCAAATACATATATGAACCCAACAACTATCGAAATTGATATGGTTGAACATGATGCGTCAACACTTGCAAATGCTCTTTACGGTAATCAAACTAAGGCGGTTACTCCAGGTATTTACACAATTTACGATAAAGATAATAACATCTATAAACAATATAACTTATTTGAAATTAAAGACAACTTTAACGAAACTCTATATGAGGTTAGAGAAAACCGTAATGATATTGATGAAAATTTAAACTTTGATACAATCACTAATATCTAATGGCAAAATTACGTAAAATTCCAAGTCAAGCTGCGAGTGGTGCCGATACATTCAGTGACAATCTAGTCGGTAATCAAATTACCACGGGTACCGGTCAATTGACTAATACGAACTTTGCGTTAGATAGTGAGGTAATACAAAGAGATACAAAGAATTTTAAAACAAATCCGTTTTCTAATTTTTTAACATTAGATGATTTAAAAGGACAAACTTCAAGTACAACTACGAGTGGTACTACAAGTAAAAATAAAGAAATAAAATTTAAAGGTTCTAAAAATGATGCTGCTAAATCTTTATTTGGATCATTAAAAAGTAGACTAGGTGTTGCGACAACTAATATAATTAATAATTTTCCTGCGGCTATTTTAATTGATTCTAATAGTTTAATTAAAGTAACGAATTTTACCGCTAATAATATTACATATGATAATATAAGTAACACCACTCAATTTAAAGTTGAGTACAGTAAACTATACAATCCATTTTCGATTGTTATGGTTACACCGAAAAGTAATACCATATTACCTTCAATTAATAAAAACAGAGATTTTTATACTTCTTTTAAAAACTATTTAATTTCAATAAGTGGAAAAACATATGATGTAATTTCATATATTGAACCTAATAGTGATAATATAATTTCATTAAAGGTAAGTGGTAAACCATTTGATAACTTAACGGGGTTTTCTGAAAATATATTAATTAAACCAAATGATGGTGTTGTTGAAGAGTTCTTTAAAGGTTTAGATGATTTAGAGGAAAGTTTATTAAACAGAGACACTTTTCCAAAATATACTTCAAGTTTTAAGGTACCAAGAGATAGTTTTGACGAAACAAAAACCGAATTAATTTCAGTAAATTATAGTTGGCCGTTATCCGATAAGGAAGATTGGAACATTAAAATTACAGGTTTAGAATATGATAGTTATTTAACAAATTTAAGTAATATAGCAGATGAAATTGATGATTATAAGTCTAACTTATTTGTTAGGTTTTTAACATCACCTCAATTGTTTGAATTTGATAGTCCCGATAAAAAGGCCGAATCATTATTTCAATTATATGGACAAAGTTTTGATAGTGTAAAAAAATATATTGATAATATTGCTTACATGAGAAATGTAAGTTATGACGGTATTAATAACGTACCCGATGTATTGTTAAAAAACTTGGCAAATACTTTAGGGTTAGATACAATTAACTTAATTGATGAGAAAGGTTTAGATGAATTATTATACACTAAGACATCACAACAATATTCTGGATTAGTATCGGGAACGTCTTTAATAGACGCCGAATATGAATTTTATCGAAGGTTGTTAGTTAACTTGGCTTACATTTATAAATCAAAAGGTACAAGACAATCTTTAGAATTTTTTTTAAGATTTTTAGGTGCTCCTGAACCAATGATTAAAATTAATCAATATGTTTACAAGGTAATATCTTTACCTAAATCATTTGATTTAAAAGGTGACATTTATGATGTTATATCGGGAACTAAAACTTACAAAACAGGAATATTCTTACCAACAGGTGGAACTATTAATGGTGTAACATATCTTCCATATAGATATTATACTGGTATAACTACAGGTACAACAACATTTAATTCTGAAAATTATCCCGTTAATGGAGATACGTTATTACCTAAAGGAATTACGGGATCAACAGAATATTTTTTCCAAAAAGGATCTGGTTGGTATGATAATACTACAGATCATAAATCACCATTAGTGATTGATATCGATAATTCAACGGTAACAGGAAGAACTAAAAATATTGTTACTAAAAATAGTGCATATACCTATGGTGAAGATTATTTTGACGTTTATAGAAAATTGCCAGGATTAGACTCAGGATATAAATTAAAAAATATTATTGATAATAATCAAACAGAAAATCTTAATGATAATTCTGGTTTATTATTAAATAGAAAAAATATTGAAGTTTATTTATCATCAGCACAAGCGGTTGATTATGACATATATCGTAAATCTAGAGACTTTGGTCCAACAGGTACAACATTCGGTACAAATAGTTTAACACCACAAACAGGAGTAACATTCGCTGAGTATGTCGATTTAATGATACATCAACAAATTAAAAATTCTAATTTAATAAAATATAAGAAGAATTATATTACATTAGAGGACATCTATCAAGATTATATTACTAGAGATTTTTCACCTAACAAAGCATACACATTTCCTGACATTAATTTGTTTATTGAAAAAATGAGTCCTTATTGGACAAGTGTTATCGATCAAATTATTCCTGCAACAACTTTATGGACGGGAGGTAATTTAATTTCAAATAATATTTTTGGTAGATCAAAATATCAATATAGATATGGATGTCAACCTACAGAAACGGAAGACCACATTAATTTTGATTTAGAAATACCAACAGGATTTACAAGTTATTTTGATTATTTAATACAACAGGCTGACGATGATCTTGGTTTTTCTATTGAAATTGATGAAGATGGGGAAACAAAACACGATGGTTATGTTAAACTTTATCCAATATTTGAAATTGACGGTATAGTTTATTCAGGTATGACTGACCCTGAAAATGCTTCTGCATTAAACACAACAACAAATGTTACAGGATGTACATATGTTTTAATCAGTGGAGCAACTTCATTAACTGGAACAACATTAACATTTAATAACGATAATACCGTTACAACTAATGGTATTAGTGTTAAATTATATAGTGGAGGTACAACTAATAACCTTTCGGTTTATAGTGAAATAGACCAACAATTAAAAATACTGTGGAAAAGGGCGATACAAAATACAATTACATATATTAACACCTATTCTGGATCAACTATAGATGGAGAAGGTAAAAACACACAATACGGAACCGAAATTGGTAATTCATCGATTACAGGAACAACAAAACAAAAAATAATATCATATGAATTTTTCATAGATAATGAAGGACGTGAAAAAATTAAATTCACATCTTACAAATACGGTCCAAATGATTGTACAGTAAATAATTATTTAGATTATGGATATGTATCAATTGGTCAAAATGATGTGAAAGATTGTAGATTTAGTGGAGGATTAGCGATATATGAGCCAGGACCAACACCAACTCCAACAAACACACCAACACCAACAGCCACACCAACAGCTACACCATTACCAGCAACTGCAACACCATTACCTTCCACCCCAACACCAACAGTAACGGCATCACCTGCAACAAATACACCAACACCAACCCCAACACCAGATTGTAATTTTAATGTTGATGTTTTAGTTGTTACTAGTACACCAACCCCAACACCAACCCCAACACCAGATTGTAATTTTAATGTTGA